AGTTTTCAAATGGAATGACCACACAACAAATTCAAGAAATTTTAATCAAATCAGCAAACGATTTAATAACACTAGAGAATCCTAACTATCAATATGTTGCGGCACGTCTATTATTGTTTACAATTAGAAAAGAAGTTTTTGGCAAACACATTGATCATGCTTATCAAGTACCACTACAGTTTCTAGTTGGTAGAAATGTTGAAAAGGGTTTATATGATTCAGCAATCATGAAACAGTACACAGATGAAGAATTTAAAACATTAGATTCTTATATCAAACATGACAGAGATTACAATTTTACCTATGCAGGTCTAAGACAGGTTGCAGACAAATATCTTGTACAAGATAGAAGTTCAGGTAAAGTATTTGAAACACCTCAATATATGTACATGTTGATTGCGGCTACACTGTTTGCTAACTATCCAAAAGAAACAAGAATGGGATACATCAAAAGATATTATGATGCAGTTTCAAAATTTAAAATTAATATTCCTACACCTGTTATGGCAGGTGTGCGTACACCACTAAGACAGTTTGCTTCGTGTGTGCTTGTTGATGTAGATGACACACTAGATAGTATTTTTGCAAGTGACATGGCCATAGGCAGATACATTGCTCAAAGAGCTGGTATTGGAATCAACGCAGGTAGAATACGTGGAATCAACTCACGTATCAGAGGAGGCGAAGTAGCCCACACTGGTGTTGTCCCGTTTCTAAAAAAGTTTGAAGCAACTGTGAGATGTTGTACACAAAATGGTGTGCGTGGTGGTAGTGCTACTGTGCATTTCCCAATTTGGCACCAAGAGATTGAAGATATCATTGTATTAAAAAATAACAAAGGCACAGAAGATAATAGAGTTAGAAAACTAGACTATTCAATTCAAATGTCAAAAATATTTTATGAAAGATTTATCAAAGGTGGAGACATTACACTGTTTTCACCACATGAAGTACCTGGCTTGTATGAAGCATTTGGTACACCAAAATTTGATGCACTATATAAAAAATATGAACAAGACAAAAAAATACCAAAAAAAACTATTCAGGCTCGCACACTAATTGGAGACATACTAAAAGAACGTGCAGAAACAGGTCGTATTTACATTATGAATGTTGACCACGCAAATGATCACAGCTCATTTATTGATCCTGTGCGTATGAGTAATTTATGTCAAGAAATTACACTACCAACTGATCCACTACAACACATTGATGGTAAAGGTGAAATTGCACTGTGTATTTTAAGTGCTATTAATGTTGGCACACTCAAAGATACAAAAGAGTTAGAATCACTGTGTGATCTTGCGGTGCGTGGACTAGAACAAATTATTGACTATCAAAAATATCCAGTTAAAGCGGCAGAAATTTCAACCAAAGCAAGACGTAGTTTAGGTATTGGATATATTGGACTTGCACACTATTTGGCTAAAAACAAAGTGATGTACAGTGACAAAGAAGCATGGCAGTTGGTAAACGAACTAACAGAAGCGTTTCAATATTATCTATTGAAAGCATCAAACGAAATTGCTAAAGAAAAGGGTGCCTGTGACTACTTCAAAAAAACAAAATATTCAAAAGGCATTCTACCAATTGACACATATAAAAAAGATGTTGATGCTATTGTATCTGCAAAATTAACCATGGATTGGGAAAAACTAAGAAAAGATATTGTTGAGCATGGGTTAAGACACTCAACACTATCTGCACAAATGCCAAGTGAGTCATCCAGTGTTGTAGGCAATGCAACCAACGGCATTGAACCACCAAGAGCATATTTGAGTATTAAAAAAAGCAAAAAAGGTCCACTAAAACAAATAGTACCACAGTATGAAACATACAAAAAATACTACACACTGTTATGGGATATGCCCAGCAATGAAGGCTATATTAATATTGTTGCGGCAATGCAGAAATATTTTGATCAAGCAATTTCAGGTAACTGGAGTTACAATCCAACAAAATTTGAAAACAATGAAGTTCCTATGAGTGTGTTGACCAAAGATTTTTTACAAACATACAAACTTGGTTGGAAAACATCATATTACCAAAACACCTATGATTTTAAAGGTGAAGAACCAAATATAACTGACCAAGAAAATGTAAGCACACTAGATGAGGCAATTGCCAGTGCTGAAGAACATCAATCACAGCAAGACGAAGAAGCATGTGATTCATGTACGATTTAATAAATATTGACACACACAAGAAAGAGTATATAATATAACTATGGCAAAAACAGTATTTAATAGAAATGAAGTAGACTTTACCAAAGAGCCAATGTTTTTTGGAGAAGATCAAAGTGTGCAGAGATATGATGTCTTTAAATATCCTGCATTGGACAAACTCAATCAAACCATGCTTGGTTATTTTTGGAGACCAGAAGAAGTAAGTCTACAAAAAGATCGTGCTGATTATCAAAATTTTCGTCCTGAACAAAAACATATTTTTACATCAAATTTGAAATATCAAACACTGCTTGATTCAGTTCAAGGCAGAGGTCCTAGTTTGGCTTTTTTACCGTATGTATCAAATCCAGAACTAGAAGGTTGTATTGTTACTTGGGACTTTTTTGAAACAATTCACTCACGTTCATATACACACATTATGAAAAATGTGTATGCTGATCCAACTGAAGTATTTGACACAATTTTAAATGATGAAGAAATATTAAAGAGAGCAGTATCAGTTACAGAAAACTATGATACGTTTTCTAAAATGGCAGAAGATTATTTTGTTAAAGGCGAAGGCGATATACTTGATGTTAAACGTCAATTGTATCTTGCAATGATTAACGTAAATATTTTAGAAGGACTAAGATTTTATGTATCATTTGCTTGTACATTTGCCTTTGGTGAATTAAAGTTAATGGAAGGATCAGCAAAGATCATTTCACTTATTGCACGTGATGAAGCAACACACTTAAACTTGTCAACACAGGTTATCAAAAACTGGCACAAAGGTGATGATGCTGGAATGACCAAAGCAATTAAAGGTTTAGATAATACAGTAATTGACATGTTTAAAAAATGTGTAGAAGAAGAAAAAGCATGGGCACAGCATTTATTCAAAGATGGATCAATCATTGGATTAAATGAAAAATTACTAGGCAATTATGTAGAATGGATTGCAAACAAAAGATTAAAAGCAATTGGTTATGATCCAATTTATGATCAGCCAGCAAATGCTAATCCTTTACCATGGACAGCAAATTGGTTATCAAGTGCTGGCATGCAGGTTGCTCCACAAGAAACAGAAGTTGAAAGTTATATTATTGGCGGGTTAAAACAAGATGTTGATGATAAAACTTTTGAAGATTTTGAACTTTAATTATGAAAAATTTTGTGGCAATTGGAACAAGTCACGTTCATGAAAATTTTGCAAATTCAAATTCACTTAACAAAGAAGATAATTTTTGTATTAACGAATATAGTAATCAAAGAATAAACAAACTTGATTACTACATTGATTGTGCTAAAGAAAAAACTTGGTCAAATGTACTTTCAGACAAGTTAGGATATCAAAATTATTTTAATAAAGGGTTAGGAGGGTATGGAATAAACACATACTCATTAAGAGTAATAGAGATAGTTAAGAATATAAATCCAGATATGTTACTTTTAGAAATTCCATGTTATGGTAGATTTGAGGTAGCACTTGATACAACTTTATACAAACATAAAGATGCATTTACTAATAATTATTGGCACTTAGATAATAAAAAACAACTTGAAAAATATTTATATAGTTATGGTCCAGGCGATACAGGATTAGACCCGATGAATTTTGAAAAATTTAAAAATTTAGATATAGTAAAAATGAAAGGTCTTAGCTCAAAGTCAATAAAAAGTCTAACATCATTAAATGTATATCTAAATAGAGAATATTATATTGATTTTATTTTTTCTCAAGTGATTATGATATCTAATTATTTAGAATACAATAAAATTAATTATGCATGGTTTAATTATGATTTTCAACCTAATATTAATATCAATTCTAATAGTAAAACTGATTTTGAGTTTGACATAAATCTATTTAGACATTATAATGTTAAATGTGTTAATGAGATAATTAATAATAAAACATTAAGTGATTATGTTGTTAAAAACTATAAACCAAATTTAGAAACAAGGTTTCTAGCAGATGGAATGCATTTAGACAGCAAATACTGGAGAATGCTTGTTAATGATGTTTTTATTCCATATTTTGAAAGTAGAAAGTAAAACATGTTAAAACAAAAACTAAACAAAGATGACATTGTGGTATTTCGTACTGTAGGTAGTGATGAAGTGGTTGGTAAATTAATAGAAGAAACAGATACATCTTATAGAGTATCTAAACCACTAGCACTAGCAATGACTCAACAAGGAGTTGGAATGACAGCGTATATGATTATGGCTGATCCAGAAGCAACTTTTGAGTTTTTAAAAAGTACTATAATTACAGCAGTTTTGGCTAATAAACAAGCCAAAGACGCTTATACAAAAAGTACGTCAAAAATTGTTACTCCTAGTACACCTTCTATAGTTACATAATAAATACTATTATAATAGGAGAAACAAATGCCAAATGTAGCAAGAATTGGAGATGCAGACACTAATCATGCACCATGTCCACCGGCATCGTGTGCAACAGGGTCAGCAAATGTAATAGCCAACAATATTTCTGTGCATAGAGTAGGTGACTCAAATACACCACACGGTTTTATATTGTGTGT